TCGAAGTATAAGAAAGGAAGCGCGATGAAGAAGAAGGTTCAGAAAACTCCACGAACCCCTGAAGAAGCTGAGCGAATGGCCATTGCTGCTGCGATGGATTATGCAACTCAGCAGATTCTGGATGGAACTGCGAGCAATTCTATGATCCTTCATTTCCTGAAGCTTGGATCCAGTCGTGAAAGATTGGAACAAGCACGACTCAATGCCGAAACGACACTCGCTAACGCCAAAGTGTCCGCACTTGAATCGGCTGCAAGGACCGAGGAGCTGGTGCAAGAAGCTCTGGCCGCTTTCAAGGTATATTCCGGAGATGATGATGCTCACCTATGACGAACTATCTCGATTGCATACATTCGAGGAACGACTCGAGTATTTGTCGCTTGATGGCGCATTTTTCGGAGAGACCTTCGGCGGTCATCGCTGGATGAACCAGAGTTTCTACCAAAGCGATATTTGGCGAGAAGCTCGTACCAAGGCGATCGCGCGAGACCTCGGTTGCGACCTCGGGGTCGAAGGGTATGAGATCCACGACGGCATTGTCGTACATCATATCAACCCTTTGATGCCACGTCAGTGCGAGGATTTCGACCCGTGTATGTGGGACCTGAATAATCTCATATGTGTGAGTCGAGATACTCATAATGCAATCCATTACGGAACACCAGCGTTGGCCCTAGACAACTTCGATCCCCGAATGCCAGGGGATACGAAACTATGGTAGGGAGTCTGCATGACGATTATGGAAGATACTAAGACCTACCTAGGGTTGGCTGAAGACGATACTGGATTCGAGCGCGAGATAGCAGATGCTATCGACAATGCTTTGGCCACTGCAACTCAGCTCAATAGCGAGGTAGGGACCATACAGTCGCATGACGACGCGTATCCAGCCACACCGCTGGGTCGTATTCTGCGACAGTATGTCAACTATTCGGTGAGACTGACTTTTGATCCTCCTCAAACGTCATTCGCCATCAAGGCGGTAGAGTCTCTGAAGCAAGAAGCAGAATGGAGGCTTACTATATCATGACTGAAGACGAACTCGCACACTACGGCGTCCTCGGTATGAAGTGGGGAGTCCGAAAGAAGACCGAATCGTCTTCTGGCGGCGGTCTCCGCTCCGTTGCAGAGAAGCGCAAGATCGGCGAATCCATCAACGATGAGGTCTTCAAGAAGGACCGAGCCAAGGCCGAGAAGGCTGCTGAGAAGGAACGTAAGAAGCAAGAGTCTGCTGCGAAGAAGGCTGCTAAGGCTGCCCTATCTGCAGCCAAGAAGGCTGCTTCAGGGGCCAAGAAGGCTGCTAAGGCTGCTTCTCAGAAGCACGCCGCCAACAAGGCTCAGCGAGCTAAGGATGCCGCCGAACGGGCCCGTAAGAAGCTCGAGAATCAGAAGCTTAAGGAAGCTCGCAAGGCCGAAGCTGATCGTAAGAAGAAGCAGAAGGAAGCCGAGCGTGCTGAGAAGAAGCGAGCTGCTGACGAGAAGAAGAGACTGAAGGAAGAAGAGAAGCGCCAGAAGGAATTGGAAAAGAAGAAGGTTCCTAAGGGCGGTATTCCAGCCGAACTGCGGAAGGAAGCTCCTCGACGCCTCTCATCTACTGATCTCATCGAGCAGAACAAGCGTCTCAACCTTGAGAAGCAAAACTACGAGCTCAAAGAAAAGCTCAGGGAGTACGAGAATCAAAATAGGAGTGCTCTGTCTAAGATGGCAGATACCTTCGTCGACGAGGCTCGTGACAACCTGACTCGGTATGCTGCTCGTACCGCAACTTCGATGCTGACGGCGGCGCTCGATTCCAAGCTGAAGGGCACCGAGTACGAGGGAGTGGCTAAGATGGCCAGGGACTCCTTCAATCTCGACGCGATCCTCAAGAACGCTGTGAATAAGAAGTAGGTATGGCACTTTCAAACACTGCCACACCCAAGTATTACGCTGAGTTTCGCGATAAGGTCCTAAAAGGTGAAATCCCAGTATCTCATACGATCGAGATGGAGATGAACCGGATTGACGACCTTATCGCCAACCCAAGGTATTACTACGACGACGGAGCTATCGACGGTTTCATCGCTTTCTGCGAGAATGAGATGACTCTCGTTGACGGTTCTGACTTAAAGCTCCTTGACTCGTTCAAGTTATGGGCCGAGTCACTTCTCTCGTGGTTTTACTTTGAAAAAGTGACGAAGTTCGTCCCAGACGAAACTGGCCACAACGGACGATATGTTCAGGTTGATGTCAAGCGGCGCTTGGTGAATAAGCAATACTTGATCGTCGCTCGAGGAGCGGCTAAGTCGATGTACATGGCGTTCATTCATGCGTACTTCCTCACAATCGACCCGACGACCACTCACCAAATCGCTACCGCACCGACGATGCCACAGGCTGAGGAAACCTTGTCGCCGTTCAAGACTGCCATCACGCGCAGTCGAGGACCGCTATTCAAGTTCCTGTCTGCAGGCACCGTCCATGCGACAGTCGGCGCAAAAGCGAATCGATCGCTGTTGACGCCAACCAAGAAGGGCATTGAAAACTTCTCAACTAACTCTCTTCTTGAGGTCCGGCCTATGAACGTGGACAAGCTACAGGGGCTGCGTTCTAAGGTTAATACGATCGACGAGTGGTTGTCGGGCGACGTGAGACAGAACGTCATCTCTGCTTTGGAACAGGGCGCGTCGAAACTCAACGACTGGGTCATCGTCGCGGTCTCGTCCGAAGGTACTGTCCGTAACGGCGTCGGCGATTCCATCAAAATGGAATTACTTTCGATCCTTAAGGGCGAGTACTACGATCCGCACACATCCATTTGGTACTACCGATTGGACGACGTGGGCGAGGTTGCCGACCCCAACATGTGGGTTAAGGCGCAACCGAACCTAGGAAAGACTGTGTCTTACGACACATACCAGCGAGATGTCAATCGAGCCGAGAATGTTCCTTCCGCGAGGAACGACATCTTGGCCAAGCGGTTTGGCATCCCGTGTGAGGGATACACATACTTCTTCAAGTACGAAGAGACAATTCCTCACAACCCAAGGGAGTTCTGGCAGATGCCCTGTGCAATGGGTGCCGACCTGTCTCAAGGTGACGACTTCTGTGCGTTCACGTTCCTCTTTCCTCTACCGACTGGCGACTTCGGAATCAAGACACGCGCGTATATCACGACGCGAACCTTCGACAAATTGCCAGCGGCGGGACGAGCAAAATACGAATCTTTCATCCGAGAAGGCTCGCTCCAAGTGATGGACGGGACTATTCTCGACATGATTGAAGTCTATACGGATCTTGACGAATACATCCTCAGATCTGAATACGACGTTCGAGCATTCGGTTATGACCCGTACAACGCTCGAGAATTCGTGGAACGCTGGGTGACTGATAACGGACCCTACGGGATCCATAAAGTCATCCAGGGTGCTCGCACCGAATCAGTTCCTCTGGGTGAGCTCAAGAGTTTGGCTGAAGATCGTAGACTCATCTTCGATCAGGAGCTATTCTCATGGGCCATGGGTAACACCATCACCCTTGAGGATACAAACGGCAACCGAAAGATTTTGAAGAAACGAATGGATCTTAAGATCGACTCGGTTGCGGCTCTAATGGACGCTTGGGTTGCGTACAAGAATCAGTTAGACGACTTCACATAACGAAAGGAGGGTGCATGGGTATTATGTCGCGTCTTGCTAGGGCGTGGAATCTCTTCGCTCACGACAAGCAAGGCCGATACTCAGATCGAGTATACAGCGAATACGGGCCGAGTTACCGTTCAATCGGCAACTCAAACCTGATCCAAACGCTGTACAATAAGATCGCCCTCGATGTCGCGAACACACCAATTCGTCACGTCAAGGTAGATCAAAATGGTAGGTACGACTCAGAGAAGAACACCAATCTCAATGAGTGCCTATCGTTGATGGCCAATATCGATCAGACGTCGAATGCTCTCATCTACGAGCTGGTGTACACGATGCTCGAAACTGGCTCTGCCGCGCTAGTCCCAGTGGATACTGACGTCGCTCTGAATGAAGAGGGGTCTTTCGACATCCTCTCACTTCGTGTGGGTCGTATCATAAACTGGTACACAACATCAGTCGATGTGGACATTTACAACGACCGAACCGGCCACCGAGAAACGATCAACATTTCGAAGAATTCGGCCGCAATCGTGTATTCGCCACTGTATGACGTCACGTCTAGTAACAACTCGTTGGCTCATAGGCTCGCGCGAAAGCTTGATGCTCTGGACGCCATCGACAATAGCGCTCTGGGTAAGAAGCTGGACCTCATCATTCAGCTCCCATACTCGGTTCGCGGTGAGTTGCGACAGCAGCAAGCTGAAAGTCGCCGAGAGGCGATCGAGGCACAACTTCGCAATTCAGAGATTGGCGTGGCCTACGTCGACGGAGCCGAGAAGATTACTCAGCTAAACCGTCCCGTTGAGAACAACTTGCTCGACCAGGTCAAGTACCTGTCAGAGCAGCTGTATAACGCGCTTGGTTTCACCGAAGCGGTGTTCAACGGAACTGCAGATGCAGAGACCAATCTCTCGTATTACAACCGAACGGTGAAGCCGATTCTCGATACAATCACTAAGTCTGCGACGATGGTCTTCTTGACGAAGACTGCTCGCTCGCAAGGACAGCGTATCATCTACGTTCGAGATCCTTTCGCGGCGACTTCGCTCGATAGCATCGCATCGATGGCTCAGACGTTCATCACCAACCAGGTAATGACGCCTAACGAGATTCGATCGATAATAGGCTTACCACAGTCAACTGATCCCAAGGCGGACCAGTTGGCTAATCCCTACACGTCATCGGCAAACGCTGATGCACGCACAACTTCGGATTCGGAGGTTCAAAATGGCAGCACCGGATAAGGTCGCTGACTTCGACGGATGGGCAACCGTGGCCAGTGTCAAGTGCACTGACGGTCGCGTCATCTCACATCACGCCTTTGATCAGAACGACGGGGCCGTTGTGCCTCTCGTCTGGCAGCATGGGCATGATAACGTTACAAACGTGCTGGGCCATGCTCAGTTGGAGAAGCGACCCGAGGGTGTCTATGCCTACGGATTCTTCAACGGAAGCCAACAGGCCGACCACGCACGCGAACTGATCGAACACGGTGACATTAACGCTATGTCGATCTTCGCAAACCAGCTTCGCCAGAAGGGCAATATTGTCGAACACGGCAACATTGTCGAGGTATCCCTCGTTCTTCGAGGTGCAAACCCGAAGGCGACTATCGAGAACGTCTCGATGGCGCACTCCGACGGCGAAGGCTACTCCGCGATCATCAAAATGGGAGACGGCGATGCCGTCCACGAAGATTCTGACGAGAGCGCTAACGATCGTACTGAAGGAGATACCGATTCTTCGGATGACGATCGCACCATCGGTGAGATTCTTTCGACCCTTACCGACGAACAAATGGAGGCGGTCGAGTATCTGATCGCCGCAGCCATCGACGGGGAGTCTGACGACTCCGAAGACTCTGATGAAACCAACGAAGAGGAAAACATGAAGCACAACATCTTCGAGGCAGACTCCGACCAGGCTGCCAACAACACGCTGTCCCACGCTGATTTCGCAGCTATCGTTGAGCGCGCTAAGACCAATGGCACCACCCTCAACGAGGAGCTGCGTCACGCGGATTATGGTATCGAGAACATCGGATACCTCTTCCCCGACGCCAAGAACGTCACGAACGAGCCGATTACGCTCGATCGCGATCAGTCGTGGGTTGGAACCGTGATGAACGGTACAAAGCACTCTCCTTTCTCCCGGATCAAGTCGATCTTCGCTGACATCCGCGACGATAAGGCAAGGGCAAAGGGTTACGCAACGAAGGCTCGCAAGAAGACCGACGAGGTCATCAAGCTTCTGATGCGTACCACCGCCCCCACGACCATTTACAAGAAGCAGCGCCTTGACCGGGATGATATTGTCGACATTACGGACTTCAATGTCGTTTCCTGGCTCAAGTCCGAGATGCGCGGCAAGCTGAACGAGGAAATCGCGCGTGCGATCCTCATCGGAGATGGTCGTACCGAGTCTGATCCTGACAAGGTGAACGAGGAGGCGATTCGTCCCATCCTCAAGGAGAACGACCTCTACGCGATCCACAAGGTCCTCGAGCGTACCACGACCGACGACACCCTGGTCGACGACATCGTCCTGGCGTCCGCTGACCTGGAGGGCTCCGGTTCTCCGACGCTGTTCATCGACAAGAAGCGCCTCGTTGGACTGCTTCTCCAGAAGGACAAGAACGGTCGACGCATCTACGAGACCGAGGCTTCCCTCGCGGCGGCCATGGGCGTCTCGAAGATCGTCACTGTTCCGCAGATGAATGGCTTGGAGCACGAGGTCAAGGGTACTCAGTGCGAACTGCTTGCCATTGTGGTCGACCTGCGCGACTACACGATCGGCTCCAACGCGGGCGCGGAGCTGGGTATGGCCGAGACGTTTGATCTCGACTTCAACCAGTACAAGTACCTGATGGAAACCCGCCTGTCGGGCTCCCTGACGGCCCCGTACTCGGCGCTCACGATCTCTCGCAAGAAGGCCTGAGGCCGTGTCTCGTTTTAGTGGCAAACTTGGGTTTGTCATAACTCGTGAGACGGAGGAAGGCGTTTGGCTTGAGGACAAAATTGAAATTCCAGTCAAGGGGACTATTCGTAGTCTCTATGTCAGGAACGACAACAACTCCTCAGTCAACTCCAACCTCCGTCTCACGAACGAGATCAGCATCCTTCTGAACTCGAAGATCCAGACGTACTTGGAGACACTCAAGTACGTTATCTGGAAGGGTTCAAAATGGGAGGTACAGTCGATCGGCGTAAACTACCCGCGGCTGACCATTAACCTTGGAGGTCTGTATGCGCACGTATAAAGACCTCCTTAATCTTCTCCGGACGGCAGTGGATCACAACCGGGTCTACTTCCAGCCGCCGGAGAACCTTAAGATCGGGTACCCCGCAGTCATCTTTCATCTGTCGAAGATCAAAGTTGACCATGCAAATGACGCGCCCTACAAAGGCGCCCGAGAGTACTCGGTCACGCTCATCACTAAGGAACCAGAGCCGGAGGTTCTTGACGAGATTCTCAAGATCCCATATACGACTCTGGATACAACATACATCGCAGACGGAATGAACCATTTCGTCTTCACGACTTACCTTTAGGAGTCAAAATGGCACAGATCAAGTGGGACGAAGAAGGTCAGCACCTCTACCACACCGGTGTCAGTAAGGGCGTTCTGTTCCCCTTCGACACCACCGCCAACCGTTACGGCCAGGGTGTTCCGTGGAATGGTCTCAAGACCGTCACTGAGACCCCGGAAGGTGACGAGAACTCGGACATCTACGCCGACAACATCAAGTATCTGACGCTGCGAAGCGCGCCTTCCTTCAAGTTCACGATCGAGGCCTACACCTACCCCGATGAGTTCGCCGTCTGCGATGGCACCGCTCAGCTCGTCAAGGGTGTCAACCTCGGCCAGCAGCCTCGTACCAGCTTCGCGTTCTCTTACTGCTCGAAGCTGGGCAACGACACGAAGGGTGATTCGTTCGGCGAGCTTCTGCACATCATCTACGGTGCATCCGCCGCTCCTTCCGAGCGTGCGTACAATACGGTCTCGGATTCACCCGAGGCTATCTCCTTCTCGTGGGAGTGCTCGACGATTCCGGTCCAGCTTGACGGTTTCCAGCCGGTTTCGATCGTCACCGTTGATTCCTCCAAGCTCGAGGCAGCCAAGTACAAGAAGCTCACTGACAAGCTGTACGGTGTTGCGGCGGGCGGCGCCGGCGTTCCGACCCTGGTGATGCCTAACGAGCTCCGCGCACTCTTGCAGTGATCTCGTTAAAGCTGGACCTTCCTGGGGAGGAGCGGTTTGACGAACGAACAAACACGTTCGTTACACTGGAATCATGCACGCTTACTCTAACGCATTCGCTGTCTTCGGTGGCTGAGTGGGAATCCGTCTATAAGAGATCTTTCCTGGAAACCCCACCGCAGACTGGCGAAGAGTTGGTGTACTACATTCAGTGCATGTCAGACCAACCCCTCCCCAGCGGGTTCGTGAAGCGACTGGACCAAAGCGTCCAGATCAAAATAGCAGACTATTTGTCCGACAATGCTTCGGCGACAGTCTTGATGAGCCCGCCCTCAAATGGCGGACCCCGGGACACCATGACTAGTGAGCTAATCTACTGGTACATGACTCAACTCGGGATCCCGTTCGAGTGTGACAAGTGGAATCTAAACCGTCTTCTTACGCTCATTCGTCTGGCCGCAGCAAAGCAAAACAATACCAAGCCTGACGCGAGGGCTTCGGCTTCTCAGCGTGCGGCTTTGAACCAAGCCCGCAGGGCTAGAACAGGGAGTAGAGGATGATTCCTGAAAACGCTCAGGTTCCTCCGGGGCAGGATCCCCATGAGGATGCAGACCGCGAGATCTTCGAAGGAAAGGTATCTTGATGAGCAAGATTGACGACGTTCTCAACCACGCAGCGTACCGTATCGGCTACTACGCCCCCGACGACCCGGAACCGGGTTCGGAGGCAGGCCGCTACTGTGCTGCAAAGATGAACCAGCCGTGGCTGGCGGGACCCTCCGACCAGATCTACTGGTGCATGTGCTTCGTCTCCATGTGTTTTGACATGGCTGGTGAGATCGACGCTATTGGTGGCTTCTCGTTCAACACGGACGTCACGAAGCACCGCATGAACCAGGTATCGATCGAGGACGCGCAGCGCGGAGACGTCGTGCTCTTCGACTGGGATTCGGACGGCATCACCGACCACGTTGGCATCGTCGAGGCGAATCTCGGTGATGGATGGCTCCAGACCATTGAGGGTAACACCTCTGGGTCTAACGCTGGCTCTCAGTCGGCCGGTAACGGCGTCTGGCGTCGCCAGCGCTCCTGGGGCATCGACTGCGTGCTCCGGCCCAACTGGTCTGACGAAGAATCTGAAGACTCTTCCGAGGGCACCAACTCGATGACCGATGCTTGGTGGGGTCGCGCTACTACGTATGCGCTCCAGGCCTCGCTCGGCACTCCGGCCGATGGCATCATCTCCGGTCAGGATCCTGACGTCGAAGATGTTGTCGTGCGAGCCGGCACTGGTTGGGAGACCGATGATGACGCTGAGGGTTCTCAGGTCATCGAAGCGCTTCAGGAGAAGCTCGGTGTCGAGGCGGACGGTCTGATCGGCCCCGATACAATCACCGCTCTCCAGGAACATCTCAAGAACCGAGGCCATGACCTCGAAGTCGACGGTGTAGCTGGCTACCGCACCGTCGAGTGTCTCCAGTACGAGCTGTCCAACGGCACGCTCTGGGGCTGATCTAGAAAGGAGGGCCGTCATGATTGAGATGAAGTTCGACGCGGACTTTGATATGTCAAAATGGTTGACACAAGTCAAGAATCGTAAGCTTCGAGATGTGCTGGCAACAGCTGGCGATCGCGGCGTGGCGGCCCTCCGGGCCAACACACCAGTTGGAACCGGAAAGACTGCCAACTCATGGCAGTACAAGGTTAAGCAGACCAAGCGAGGTGTTAAGATCGTTTGGTATAACACACACATCGTGTCCAAGGTCCCTATTGCGATCATCCTGCAATACGGACACGGAACCAGACAGGGCGGATACGTTCAGGGTAGAGACTACATCAACCCTGCTATGAAGCCCATATTCGATGAGATCGACAGAATGGTGGGGAGGGCTATTACAAATGGGTAAGTCTATCGAGAACAAGGTAGTCAGTCTCGAGCTCGACGACTCTAAGTTCACCAGTAGGGTCGATGGCGTTCTCCGTAACGTCGATCGCCTGAAGTCCGGAATGAACTTTAAGCAGTCGACCGACGGTCTCGAGGGTGTTGGCAAGGCTGCTCAGGATGCGTCTAACCGCATGGGCAGTATCGCCGATGGCGTGAAGAACATCAACACCTCGATTGTCCACAACTCCACAACTGCCGCGGCCGCCACGTCTAACGTCGGCGCTGCTGCAAAAATTTCGTCGACTAATTTTTCCATGCTCGCCGGCGCTGCGTCGGTGGCCATGGGTAATATCGCATCCAAGGCTCTTATGGCCGGTGGATCGGTGCTTTCCTCGTTTACCTTCGGACCCATCCTCGACGGTTTCCGCGAATATGAGAATCAGCTTAATGCAGTTCAGACTATTCAGGCAAATACCTTCTCGAAGGGTGAGACGACGGCGACGATTAACGCGGCACTCGACGAATTGAACCAGTATGCCGACCGGACGATCTATTCGTTCACCGAAATGACGCGTAACATCGGTATGTTCACGTCGGCCGGCGTAGGGTTGAAGGACTCGGTTGCCGCGATTAAGGGTCTATCCAACGTCGCGGCCATGTCTGGCTCGTCTTCCGAGCAGGCGGCGACCGCCATGTACCAGCTTTCGCAGGCTTTGTCCACTGGCGTGGTCAAGCTTCAGGACTGGAACTCAATCGTTAATGCCGGAATGGGCGGCGAGCAGTTCCAGGAAGCCCTTAAGCGCACGGCTCGTACGTATGGCGTCGAAGTCGACAAGATAATCGATAAGTCAGGCAGCTTCCGAAACTCTCTTGCGAGTGGCTGGCTGACGTCGGAGATCATGATCGAGACACTGACGCAGTACACCGGTGACTTGTCTCGTGAGCAGCTCTTGAATGCTGGGTACACCGAGCAGCAGGCCGATGAAATCATGCGGCTTGCGGAGACTGCTAACGACGCAGCGACCAAGGTCAAGACTTTCTCGCAGCTGATCGATACGACGGCCGAGGCGCTTGGCTCCGGTTGGGCTGCCATCTTCCGAACGATCTTCGGCGACTTCGAGAAGGCACGTGAACTGTGGACTGCAGTCTCCGACGAGGTCAATGGTGGTATCGGAACATTCTTCGATGCCATTCAAGGCGTTCTTGATCGCTGGGATGAACTCGGTGGCTGGTACGAATGGTGGTATGGGATCGGCGATCTTTGGAAAGCTGTCTCAAAACCCCTTAAGGCTATTGGCGAAGGGTTCTTCTCCGCGTTCCAAGGGGACGGGGGCAAGGCACTTTACGACTTCAGCTACTACTTCCGGCATTCAATTACTCAGTGGCTTATCATGTCTGACGACTTCGCCAACAACCTCGGTAAAGTCTTCAAAATGGCAGGCGAATTGATCTCACCAGTTCTTGAGGTTCTCATCGGGTTTGGCTCGGCGATCTTCCAGATTGGTGTGGCCGCATTCAAGATTGGTATGATCCTCGCTGGGATTTTCATCAAGCCGATGATTCTTATCGCAGCAAAGGTTGGCGACATTGTCTCCGTTTTCAGTGACTGGTTTGGTCAGATGCTTGGCGGGACTGACATCCTTGGTGGCCTCTCTAAGGTCCTAGACTGGATTGTTGACAAGTTCCAGAAGCTTGCTGACTGGATGTACGCTATTGCAGACGTCACGATTACTCCGATCTTCGATGGGCTCAAGGTTGTCATCGAGGCCGTGCTCAAGCCGCTCGGCGAATTCATCGAGACCATCAAGAAGGCAACTTCGAATGTCTTCAAGCCTTTCGGCGATGCGGTATCGAATGTCTTTGGCGCGATCTTCGGGTTCGCTTCTGGAACTGGCGGTCCGATGGAGAAGATCAAGTCCGCTTTCGGTGGTTTTGGCTCAGGGTTCCTCGAGAACATGACCAAGCTCGCAGATGCTATTGGACCCAAGTGGTCTGAGAAGGTCAAGGCTTTCTCGGATTCGATTCTTCCAATCAGCGAGACCATCGGCAAACACCTTGGTGGTGCCGTCGAGAGCGCTGGTAAGGGAATCAAGAAGTTCTGGGACGACGCGTCTCCTAGGATGGCGGAAGCTTGGTCTGAATCGACTAAGCGGATGAAGAACTCGATCTCCGGGGTTGGTAAGGCTTTTGGCCGAGCCGGCGATACTATCTCTAAGACGTTTGCTCCCCAGGTGCAGGCAGTCAAGGACTTCGGTAAGGCCCTCGGGGACATCTTCACGCACATTGGAGAGCATCTCGACAACAACACCTTCCTGTCGTCAATCGGCGATAGCTTCAAGAACATGATGAAGGCTTTTGGTCCTTTCGGATCTCTCATCAACGGCATCATCGATCTGTTCGGGAAGCTCGGCGATCTGACCAAATCTATATTTGGCGGATTCAGCGACGAGGCGGACGGCGCAGCGGGTGGTCTGTCTACCTTCGGGAAGGCGGCCTCTGACGCATCTGACACTCTCGGAGCAGTCGGCGGGTTCATCTACAACGCCGCTACTGGTATTGTTGATTTCTGCTCGTCAGTGGTTGAGGCCCTCGCAAATCTGATCGATTGGCTCACTAAGGGTATCGACAATATTAAGAAGTTCGGGTCTGAATCGCAGGCTTTCGGTAGTTTCAAGAAGAACGTCGGCAAGGCGTTTGAGAATGTCGGTTCGATGATCCAGACTTTCTGGTCTGGTCTTGGTTCAAGCCTCAAGGACCTGTCGATTTCTGATCTCTTGAGTGGAATCCTGCTCGGCGGCGGTCTTGGTATGGGCTTTAAGACCCTCCAGACCATGCTGGGTCAGTTCACGAAGACCACGGATTCGTTCAGCGGAATGTTCGACAAGTTCGGAAAGATCGGTGATTCGATTTCCGGCGTCTTCAACGCGCTGACCGATTCTTTGAAGGCGATGCAGGAAGTCATCAAGGCCAAGGCTCTTCGCGAAATTGCGATTAGCGTTGGTATTCTTGCTGGTTCACTCTTCATCCTCGCGATGATCCCCGCTGGTCGACTTATTCAGGGTGCCCTAGCGATTGGAGTCTTGACCAAGATCCTTCTTATTGCTCTTACTCAGATCAGCGAGTTGAAGATCGATAAGGCGAAGCTTTCTGGTGTGATCGGTGCTATCATGGCACTGTCGATCGCTATCCTGTTGATGTCGATCTCGGTCGCCATCCTCGGCTCTATGAAATTGAGCACTGTCGCACAGGGTATCGGCGCAGTAATGTTGCTTGTTTTCGGTATGACGACGGCTGCGAAGCTTCTGGCTAAGGATTCCAAGACGATGATGCAGGGTGTCGGGGCCATGATCGCGATGGCTATTGCCATCAACATGCTTGTGATCCCGATTATCGCGCTGGGCCTCCTCCCAATCAAGGTGGTTGCCCAAGGTGTTATTGCCGTCGGCGTCTTGATGGGGATCCTCGTTGGCTTCATTCTGCTCATAAACAAGGCCGCTAGTGATTTCGGCAAAATGGCAGGCATTTCGCTCATGTTGATCGCATTTGCATTCTCGATTCAGATGCTCGTTGCCGCTGTCGCGGTGATGGGCTACATGGATACGGTCAAACTGTTCCAAGGAATTGTCGGTTTGTCTGCAGTGGTTCTGCTTCTTGTAGCTCTTGCGAATCTGATGCCCCCAACGGCAATTGTCGGAGCGGGGGCTTTGATCCTAACTGCGATTGCAATCAACATTGCGGTCGGGGCGATCGTACAGATTGCCGACCATAGCTGGGGCGAGGTTCTCAGCTCTATCGGTAAGCTGCTTCTGGTTGTCGGGCTGATTGTTGCGGTGGCTTACCTAGCTCAAGGCGCTATCGTCGGTGTCGCAGCAATTGCTGTGCTATCGTTTGCGATTGGCATGTTCTTCTCTGCGTTGATGGTCGGTGCCAGTCTGACCTGGGAGCAACTTGGTATCGGATTGGCGGCGCTTGCAGGCGGGCTCCTTATTCTGATTGCGGCGGGATATCTTGCCATCGGTGCAGCACCGGGTCTCATCGCCCTGGCGATTGCCATTGGTGTGCTCGGTCTAGTCGTGATCGGTATCATCGGAGCAGTTATCATCCTGGTTGCGATATTGACTACGTTCATATCGGTCGTTGCGCTAGCGGGGCCGACCATTGCAACTGGTATCGTCGCTATTGCTTCTGGTATTGCTGCTGCGGCAGCGATTATCGCAGCGGCATCGCCGGCTATCCAGGCTGCACTGATCGGTATTTTCACGGCTATCGAGAATTCCGCACCAGCTTTTGGTAAAGCCATCGTAGCGTTGATCAAAGCGCTTGGTCCAGCTGTTAACGAGCTGATTATTCTTGCTGGTACTGCCATCAGGCAGCTTATCAGTCAGGTATACCAGATCGTTAAGCAGAAGGTGCCTGAACTTGTCCAGATTGGGACGATCATCTTGACTGGTTTCCTAGAGACCATTCGAAATGTTTGGCCTGATGTTGTTAGGACTGTCATTGATCTTCTATATCAACTGGTCCTGGCGATCGTTGAGAGCATTCCTAAGTTCAGCGTTGCTTTCCAGACGCTATTCAAGGAGTGGATTGAGATGATCAAGACGATGATCCCGCTGATCGTCGAAGCGATACTAACGCTGCTCCAAGCACTGCTTGATGGCATCACAGCCAAGATTCCTGATCTGACTACGTCTGGTGCAAACCTCATCGCAGCTCTGATCAAGGGTATCGCAGATAGCTCTTTGATCATCATCAACGCCGCGTGGGATGCTGTCATTACATTCATCAATGGTTTTGCTGATGCAATTGATCAGAAGGGGCCAGAGCTTCAAGCCGCGGTCAACAAGCTGATCACTGCCATCATCCGATTCATCAAGAATGGTCTGACTGGAATGTCCAATACGTTTGCACCTCATGCTGCGAGCATTGGACGCAACATCATCAACGGTGTCGTCGGCGGGGTTTCGAGTGCTGCGCATAACCTGTACAATAAACTCGGCAGTGTGGCCTCGAGTGCTCTTAGCTCATTTAAGCGTACTCTTGGTATCCACTCGCCTTCGCGTGTATTCGCGACTGCGGCTGGGTTTATCGTTGCGGGTATTGTCCAGGGTATTGACAAGAACCAGGATGACGCGGTTGACGCAATGTCTGGTCTGGGCAGTGAGATGGTTAACGCCATGAGCAACCTAGACGCCGATTGGAATCCTGTAATCAAGCCGACTGTTGACCTCTCTGAGGTGAACGGTCTGCAGGATCTCACGATGAATGACCTGAGTGCGACTGTTGTCGGAACTTCAGTTCAAAATGGCAGCCAAACAGCGCAGGAGATTCGAGCTCTTCGAGATGAACTGCGCAACAACCAGAAGCCGATGGTCTTCAACCAGTACAACGAATCACCAAAGGCGCTCGATCTCAACGACCTATACCGTCAAACTGAGCGCCAACTCGAACGAATGAAGAGGATGTAAAACATCATGGCGTACTCCATGCTCAAACTACTCCCCACGAGTGGTCGAGGCTTTGTAACCAATCTAAATCGGCCAGACGAAGGATGGGTTGCTCAGATCCTTAACGGATCTTTCGGTGGTAACAAGGAGTACAACTTCACAGGGAACGTTGTGACAACGGTTACGGATAAGCCGATTGATATCAATGTGCGTTTGACTCCAACGGTTCCCATCCCCGATCGGCCGGCCCGATACTTTTTGGATGTTTTGGCTAATAGTTCTGACTTGACAGTTCAGATTACAGATGACAGTATTAAAGCTCCGTCAATCATGTACAAATACAATGAGCCGACGTATACAAAACCACAAGTACTGTTTAATCGGAATGTCGTCTGGAAACAGGATTGCGTCGTTCGCGAAATTAAGTACGATTACAGCGCTAACCCTGCTGTGATCGATTTCACGATCACGACCAAGAACCCAATTTTGTACGGACCCGAGTTCTCGATGTTTATAGGTTTGAGCAACCAGAATTGGTCACAGGCCATTAACGACGCTCAATCGATTCTAGATAAAATATATATCAATCTCGGGTACCTTGACATCGTCAGATTGCGAATGGGTCTCCCTCCGGTTGGAACTAACAGGTACCAGATTTTCAACAAAGGTTTGACGCAGTTCCATGCCTATGTGAATGGGTCCTCATCGACCGAAAACGGATTCTTTGAGATGACTAAATCCGAAACCGGTGGTCGTAACTTCAAAATTACTGGCGGGTACCAGCCTCTGTCATCAACGTGTTACGCTAGTGAAGCATATCCAACTATCACACCGAATGACATATCTGCGTTCCTTAAGAATTTAAACACGACTCCTGTTAAGTTTAGCGTGCCAAACGTTGGAAACGCTTACATCGCTATTGATTTGGTCATGGCTAGGAAGGGTTTGTGATATGCCGAACATGGTTCAGGTTCTTGAAGACCGCGCGATGTGTACGTTCCGGTCGCACCCGGTTTTTGATATGCTGATCAAAGAGGGTCTGTACACTGCGTCAATGACATTTCGGTGCAAGGGCGTATTCCCGTGGCCGCCGGGTGTACTCGTGTGCTGTATGGGTAGTACTAAAACCCCGTTCATCGTCGAAGAGATCACGTATGAGTCTGATGGAATCAGCGAAGTCCGCGGAGTTTCCATATGGGAAGCTTTGAAGCGAAAAAATAAGGGTGGCTGGTATTATGAACACCGAGACAACCCGGTGTGGCCAAAGCAGATCGATCCGATCACGGTTTTGAACGGGACACTCGAGAGTATCAACAACAACAAGTACCGATGGTTCCCTTTCTGGGTGAAGCTAAACGCTAATGGGCAGCACCCAGATTACCAAATCGATTTTGATTTAACGGCTAGTGTGTATGACGATGTCTATGCTGCAGCTTTGTACAACCAGTTGTTCTTCAAATCGTTTGTGCTTCCTACGAAAGACATCCCCTCAAACATCACGGTATGGCTGGAAATTGGATACCTAAACAGCACGTCGGTCGCCCCGATCGATATTGGTGCGTTGGATTCAGTGACTTCCAGGGTTACTCGTCGACTGCCTCAACAACCGACACACTGGTATATCCAGAAAACAAAAGATTACGGATCTTGGCAGATGGCGTCTCGAGGGCGTATCCGTACGTGGTATGAGAACCGCGCATACATGCAAGAAACATCTGACTGGAAGGGCCCGTACCGATACGAGTCTGGCATCGTCGGTGACCAGAACCGAGAATGGGGTCAGACTACTGAGGAAATTCGTTGCGAACCTCTCAAGTCTGTTGAGATTACTATCGACGAAATTTCGTCAGAAATATTCCGGAGGCTTGAGATTGGTAATCCGGTGAAATGCTCGATCATGGGTATTCTCATATCTGGATACGTCATCGAACGGACTATCAGCGGTGGCGACAAGACAAACTATTCGATCAAGATCCAACCGGATCGATTCTACGAAAACGGTGAGGAGGTTACCGATAAGTGGATTTGACAAAGATCGCCGAAATGGCGAATCCAGCTGTAACAGCACTACTCGGAGGCTCCGGAATCTGGGCATGGGCAAAGACAAAGGCCGATCATAACGATAATGCGGATAAGCTTCTGCTGTCCGTGTCCAGAAATCAGCTCATTACGCTCGGACGAGGGTACATCGAGCGCGGTTACATCACGATGGACGAGTACGAAGAATTCGAAGCAGAGTATCGGATATATTCTGCTCTCGGCGGTAACGGCCTTGCTCGTCGCATATTTGAACAGGTAGATGAGCTACCTATGATGCCCGATGGCATTGACGGAAGGAAGAACAAGTGAACAACAAGACCTACGACATTCTCAAGCGCGTTGCGCTTATCGTCATCCCAGCACTCGCGACGTTTGTTAACGCCGTCGGGATTGTGTGGGGCGTCCCGTACACCACCGAGCTAACCGCCACGATCACCGCGTTCGGTGTCTTCCTCGGGGCGGCTCTTGGAGTCAGTTCCGCGAACTACACCCCCGAGACTCACGGCAACCTTGTTGTGACGAAGCATGACGACGTTTACGCCGACTTCGCGTCTGAGCCGACTAACCTTAAGGACGGCGACACCATCGTCCTGAAGGTGACCAAGCCCGACGCATAAAAAGCGTTCGACATAGTGAGTACTACCCACTCTACACGAAAGGACTCGCTATGTCTAACGTCGAACGCCTCTACGAACCCGAGGACCTCGAGAACGAGGTACTTAACTGGCTCGGTGGAGAGAACCCGTCGACCGACGAGTACACCACTGCTGTTGGTAACCTCGAACGACTGCACAAGCTCGCTAAGGACTCTGACCTTAAGCAGAAGCTCGTGCCTTCGTCCGATACGATTGCCAACGGCGTGGTGTACTTGCTCGGTCTGTTTGCGGTCCTCAACTACGAGCAGACCCACGTTCTTGCCTCTAAGGCATTTTCGATGTTGAAGCTCCGCAAGTAGAGCTCAACTCAAGAAACCTATGATCTCTGAAAACCAGGGATTATAGGTTTTTTTCGAGCACGTTTTACGCGGCAACTAATGAGAACTATCAACCCTCTTTGAAAGGACCATCATGTTCCAGCTTGCATTTAACGTCGCAAAAGTATACGCCCTTATTGGCACGCTAATCGTGCCTGCCTGGGCGATCTTCCTGGCGTTTGTCGCCGGATACCTGACCTTTGGAGACAACTGAATATCTAGATCCTATAACCCCTAACACGGGTTATGGGCTTTTACCGAACGTTTTACAAGACTTTACACAAATTTTACCATGCGAATAATGAGAACTATCAACCCTCTTTGAAAGGAACCATCATGTTCAACGCACTCACCATCACTGTCTGCATCCTCCTCGCCCTCTCTTTCGCCTACAACATTTGGCTCGCCTATGTTGCTGACCGCTACGAGACCGCCATCAAGAAGATGGCTGCCTCGTACTGGCACGCATACCGCGACCTTGCTGAAGGCTCCTCCAAGGCTGAGGTGCTTGACACCCTCATGCGTGACATCGATCACGACCTCAACGACTGAAACCCTCAACCCTATAACCCCTAACACGGGTTATAGGCTTTGATGGCATATTTTACGCGGTTCCTAACGAGAAATATCAACCCTCTTTGAAAGGAACCACCATGTCCGTCAAGATCCCTCTCGCCCAAGTTATTGCTGGCGGCTTTGCCGTCTTCTGCATCTCCTTCACTCTTGGTGCTAAGCTCCAGACGAAGTACCTTCGGTACCTCCTCAAGCTCACCAGCACCTCTGATGACAAGAAAACTCAGAAGCTCGCCGCTCGACTTGTTCACGAGAACTTGAACCTTAAGTTCGATCCCTACGTCGAGGAAAAGTAACCTCTCACCTATACACCTTACGGGGTGTATAGGCCTTACCTGTCAAAATAGGAGCCACTATGAATACCATACTATCAATTATCACAATTGCCCTCATACCGATCGCCGGATTGTGGGTTCTGCATTTGCTAGCGTTCATCGCGGAGTATCAGGAGAACCCCGTGATCGAGCTCGTCGAAGAACTCCGCAAAAAGTACTCTGACACTAATGAGAACTAACCCCTCAAGAAAGGAACTCACCATGTCCAACTCGAACGAACTCGAAGAGACCACCCCGAAGACCCCTCTCTCTGATCGCATTAAGTCGATCGCCGAAAAGAGCGTCCCGGTTGCTAAGGCTGCTGCCTTTGGCTCCATCGCTATCTTCTTTGGCGCTATGACCATCGCCGGTCTGCGAGAGTCCTCGAACTCTTCTGACTCGGATGAGTGACACACTCCTCTGAGAACTCTCAACCCTATAACCCCTAACACGGGTTATAGGCTTTGATGGCATATTTTACGCGGCGAATAATGAGAAATGTCAACACTCTTTGAAAGGAACCATCATGTTCTACGACATCATTGTCACCGCGCTCGCCGTCGCCACCACTCTCTATGTGTGGTATGTGATCGGTTTCGCGTTGAGCCGCGTTGGAGCGATTAACTTGATCACCAAGTTGTCGATCTCCAACAGGCTTATTCGCGGAATCGTCTTTACCCTCATCGGACTCACTGTGGTCCCGATTTGCGCGGCGTACCTCGTCGTCCTCAACGCATGTGTCAATCTCAACGACTGACTCTCAGCCCTATAACCCCTAACACGGGTTATAGGCTTTCAAGAAAGGAAGCATCATGATCAAGCGTAAAGTCTACAACTTCTCCGAAGTCGACCTCACGATTCCTCCCGGGGGTATCACCTCTATCTCTCTGTTCAGCGGTCGGCCATATCCGTCCAACGATTTGGAGATGACTGCGCTCGGTATATTTGTCAAGCGCCTCGGCGGTATGCCGGTGCACTTACGAAAAGGTGCCCCGAACAATTACGAAGACGTCTGCTACCGCAATGGTCACGGTGAAGTAGTCGTGATCGATCGCGACATGGCGGATGATCCGAACGTCTCGTACGCAGTCATCCCATGTCGTCTTCTTGACACGCCTGCCCGCCAGGCATTCGTCAAGAATTTCGTCATTGTCGACAAGACTCTCAGCACAACCCCTTACATCGGGGTTTCTGCCAACATCGGCTCCGATCCGAACTTCATCCCCGTTCGAGCCGAATCCATCCTCGGTGAAGACCTCGTCCTCGCCATCAACTCCCTCTGATCCATATTCTCAAGAAAGAAGCAACGACCATGAACATCAAGAACACCATCAAGCTCGCTCTCGGCTGGCTCAAGAACAACCCCCAGATCCTTCTCACCGGTCTCGGCGTCGCAGCTTCTGTTGCGACTGCTGTTACCTCGGGCAAGGCCCACGCTAAGGCTGTCGCCGCTGATAATGGCGCGTCCACCAACCTGCTTGACTTCACCAAGCGTCACTGGATGACCTACATCCCCGCTGCCGCGTCCCTCGGCGTTGCGGTCTTCTCGATCCTGGCCCTGCACAATGTCACGTACAAGCAGTACCAGGCTCTGGCTGCCGCATATTCTGTCTCTCAGCTCAACCTGAATGAGCTTCGTCAGAATGTCCAGGAGACTGTCAAGGTCATCAAGAACGGTGGCAAGCCGGCTGACAAGAAGTCTGCTGAGAAGGAGCTCCCCAAGGGCTCGATTGTCGTCTTCGGCGACGAGGAGATCCTATGCAAGGATGCCATCACCGGCCGTACCTTCCGTTCGACCGCTGAGAAGCTCCGCCAATACTGCAACAACATCTCTGAGGACCTTCTCAACTGCGGACCTTGTCCTCTGAACGACTTCTACGCCCAGATTCACCTCTCTGAGGTTGGGATCGGCGATGAGCTCGGATGGGACGGTGGCGTTGTCGTCAAGCCCGAGTTCCGTCCGGTGCTTCTGCCCTCCGGTTCGCCCGCGGTTGAGGTCGTGCTGACGCCTGCTCCTCAGCCGAACTGGTTCAAGATCGGTTGAAGAGCTGTGACCAAGGAAAATAAGGTCACTTTCACAGACGAGCCAATCGAGTATTCTGATCCTCCAGAATACTGGCCCAACACAAACTACGGGTCTATTAATGAGAACTAACCCTCAAGAAAGGACCCCTCCCATGTACACTTTCGGCATCATGCTTGGCTTCTTTGGCGTTTGCTGCGCCCTCGATCCCAACCGTGCCCGTAAGAAGGCATACAAGAAATCCAAGTCCCAGAACTGAGACCACCTCAACCCTATAACCCCTAACATGGGTTATAGGCTTTGTTCAACCTGAAAGGTAATCACTAAAATGGAAACCTTCGCATCCATCATCATGCTCATCATCATCCTCGCCTTCGTCACCTTCATGATGATCATCAACGCGATCACCAAGATCCTCGGCGGAGGTACCGGCAAGATCGCTGCTTCCGGCTTTGTCGGCTTCCTCCTTCTTAAGGCCTTCGGCCCGAAGCTTGAGAAGTACGTCGAGGAGTATCGCAACAAGCTGAACAAGTGATCACCAAAAACTTAGTATTCGGAAGGAATATCATGAATCGCGCACTCGCGTCTATCGGTGTTGCCGCAGCGGTTATCTGCGGATCCGCCACACCTGCTCTTGCAGCAGACACCCCAATCGACGCCAAGATCACTTACATCTCCTCCGGCAGCTCCCAGGTATCCTCTCCGGTCACGGTCAAGGGATCTTGGTCTACCAAGAAGCTCGAAGCCGGCCAGACTTTCACGGTCGAATCCGCAGTCATCAATTGGGCGTATGATTTCCCCTTCACGGTCGACAGCGGCGAGAAGATCGGCGACTGCAAGGCCGACAAGGGGACTCTCACATGCACTGTGGATAACGTCCCTGAGTCGTTCGCTACCAAGACGGATATTTCCGGCACTTGGTGGACGACTGCCCGTCTTCAGGAGTCTGTCGTCGGCAAGAAGCGGGGCGAGATCCTCATCGGCAAGCGTGCATACCACTTCACCTTCGGTGACAAGGATTGGGATAGCACCTGCGACAACGACTGCAATGGCGGTCACTACGAGGATGCTAAGCCTGAGAACTCGAAGTGGGGCTGGGTTAATCCCGATGGCACAACTTCGTGGATGATCACCTGGATCGCCGAGTCTGGTACCAAGTACACCATCAACGATGGTTACACCAAGCTGAGCACTGACGTCAAGTGCGCTCGTGGTGACACTTGGGACCCCAAGACCACGACGTATATTTCGGCAATTCAGATTAACGACGGCACCATCGAATTCACGGCTCCCGAGGGCGTGAAGGTGTGTGTCACGTACACTCCTGAGCCGATGAAGACGCCGGCAGGCTCTAAGACCGTTACGAACATCGCTACGGTCAACGGCATCAAGCTTGAGCGTACACTTGAGGTCAAGGTCGATGGTGGGACCAGCGGAGACGGTACGACGCCTCAACCCACGCCGAGCGTGACTACTCCTGCGCCGAATCCGACTACCACCACTCCGGTTCCGGTGCCTTCTCCCTCCACCTCTACCACTACTCCTGCTCCCCAGTCTGGCGTGACCACCCCCGCCCCCAAGCCGAGTGTTACCGCTCAGCCTACCAAGCGGACTATGCCCACCCAGACTCCCCAGACTAGCGAGAAGCGTAAGCTCGCTAACACCGGGTTCTCAGCACTCATTGCTGGAACCTTTGCAATCCTGCTGGTGCTGTTCGGCGCCGGCATCTACTCTGTCTCTCGAAAGGACAACTGAACCATGCAGACCATTACCGTTAAATACGTCAACTTCTTCGGTGAAGAGGTTGAGGAGAAGCTCCACTTCCATCTGTCCAAGAGTGAACTCATGAACATGGAGCTCCAGCGTACGCCTCTCTCGGCGAAGATCGCAACCATCAACGGAGGAGACGCATCTCCGATGGACGCATACAAGCTCCTCTGCGAGTTTGTTGGCGCTGCATACGGCGAGCGTTCCGAGGATGGCAAGCGCTTCTTCAAGGATGAGCGTGCCACGAAGGCGTTCCTCGCCTCTCCCGCGTTCGATGCTCTTCTGGACAAGCTGTCTGCCGACCCGAAGTTCTCGAATGGCTTCCTCGCCGGTCTCTTCCCCGATGACATCATGGGCAAGGCCAAGAAGCTGATCGAGGAGAACCCGAACGCCTCTCTCGAAGAGCTCCGCAAGATGGCTGAGTCCAACTGATGGCAGACATCGTCCCCATCGAGCCTACTCGGCCCTCTGAGGTCTCCCTCCCTGGCAACACTGATAAAGCCAAGGAGGGGGCCTCCCCCGAGAAGAAGGTCATTGCGAAAGCTAAGGTCCAGAAGAAGTCTGCCATCAAGGAAGCTCTTCGGACCTTCTTCGCTCAGGATCTCCCAGAGATTGCTGAGCATCTCGTCATTGACGTGGCCATCCCGGCCGCCAAGAACGCCATCACCGACATGGTGACGCAGGGCATTCAGCAGCTACTTTACGGCGAAGTCGACCCGAGGCGTCGTCCGTCATCTGGATACACGTCATATTCTAGCGCCTCTCGTTTCGATCGCGGTCGAGGCTACTATGAATCGCGTCGTACGGAACGTCGCGAACCGCGTCAGCCTAAGCCCACGAACGTGGAGGACCTTGTATTCGATACTCGTGGTGACGCTGTCGACGTAATCGAATTCATCGCAGAACAGATCGAAGCATATGGTCAGGTCTCTGTTGCAGATCTGATGTCGTCTGTCGGCATTCAGCCCCGATACACCGATGAGCGCTGGGGTTGGACCACAACCGACGCGTTCGAAATTCGCCAAATCCGGGAAGGTTGGCTTGTCTCTGCTGACCGTCCCGAACCCATCAAGTAACATATCTGCTCAGAAAGGAGCACGTTCAAATGTCTATCACAACCGCTTTCCACACGGGCATGGCTCGTATCTCGAAGCACGCCCCCACTATTCTCTCCGTCACCGCCTCCGCTGGCGTCATCGCAACTGGTTACCTCGCATGGAAGGCCGGTACTCGATTTGAGGATGTCGAGGGTCGCGACTGGGAGCGCCGCAAGGAATGCATCCGCATGGCTGACCAGATCCCTGACGAAGAGGTTCCGGCCTACGAGCGTAAGCTCCGCATCCTCTTCATCCTCGACACGGCCAAGTCCGTTGCTCCGGCCGTTGTCGTCGGTGGTGCTACCATCGCGATGATCTACTTCTCGAACAGCATTTCGAAGAAGCGTCTTGCGGCCGTTGGCGCAGCGTACACCGCTCTCCAGACTGCGTTCGATGGCTACAAGCGCACCATGGTCGACGCACTCGGAAAGGAGACTGTCGAGAAGATCACTCGCCCTAAGCTGCCTAACTACGACAAGACAGCGGAGGAGATCCTCTCTTCCGACAACAAGTCTGACGCAGCGGATGTCGCCGATGCGGTCATCGCGTCCATTCAGGACCTGTCGCCTTACGCACGTATCATCACCGAGGAATCCTCGAACTGCTGGGATGAGAACGAGGATTACACCTCTGAGACGCTTGCCGCTGTTCAGCTCTGGGCGAACCGTCGTCTTGAGCGCAAGGGTCACCTGTTCCTGAACGAGGTCTACGATCAGCTCGGCCTGTCGCGCACTCGTGAAGGTGCTGTGGTCGGCTGGATCAAGAACTCCAAGGACGGCGACAACTATGTCTCCTTCGGCGACTACGATGCAAACATCTACCGAGTCCCGAGCGATGACTACTCTCGTGTTGACTCGAACTTCATTGTCGACTTCAACGTTGACGGAATGATCTGGGACAAGATCTGAGATGCTGTACACATCCTGGCTTATCAAGCGAGGGTGTCTCGAGAATTACTCTGAGCTTGCTTCGGTGTGGGATGAGATCGATTTCGCGTGGTATATTCCTGAAGACGAAGACAAGGCCATTCAGGCCATTCGTATGCGGGATGAATACTGCTACGAGACGGGACTTCCCATGCCGAGGCAAGCTCCCGCTTCATTCCTTGAAGTGTTCGTGAGCATCACCGATACTCTCACAGCTATGCTGTATCAGGATCGCGATGATTTCACGAAGTCGATTCTACTGAACTTAGGCGCTCGGTCATATTCTGACGACTGGCGCCTACTTTCAGAGATTCATGAGGCAGCCCTGGATATTGCCGAACGTGTGATATACAGGACATACGGCCGCAATGGTACCGGGGGTCTCTTCCGCATTCCCGGTGCCAACATTCTCGAGACGCCCCTTACCACACAGATGATCATGTGGGCAAATCTGTACGACCCATACCACTAAAGGAGGCTCTGCGAGTGGATTTCTACACGATCGAAACAAATCCCATCCGAGGCCAGATGGGTCTTATGGAGGCGGTTCCTAGGTTCACGAACGTTAATTCTCGAGACATCATGATTCGAGACGGTTCGTTCGTGGCTATCTGGAATCCAAAGACGGAGCTTTGGTCTAAAAGCGAATTTGACGTTATCGATATTATTGATGGCGACGTTCACAATTACATCGAGACATCTGACTTTCAAAATCTCGTCCCCCGGTTATGCCGACGAGATGATGACGGTGTCTGGAAGAAGTATCGTCTTTGGTCAAAGAACATGGTTGACACAGATCATCCTCTTGACCGAACGCCTGTATTCGCTAACACGCCGATACGTAAAGAAGACCACGTCTCGTACAGGCTCCCATATACCCTAGAAGATGGTATTCCGGTTAACTGGACGAAGCTCGTGGACACGCTATATGATCCTTCCGAACGACAAAAGATCGAATGGATGATCGGAGCTGTCCTCACTGGGAAATGTCGAACGATCGACAAATTCCTTGTGTTCTATGGTGACCCGGGGTCTGGTAAATCCACCATCCTCAACGTGATGCAGAAGCTCTTCGGAGATTTCTGCGTGCCGTTCGATTCGGAGGCGCTGGCTCAGCGGAATAACTCATTCGCGCTTATCGCGTTTGCAGATGACCCGTTGGTTGCGATTGAACATGATGGAGATTTGAGTAAGATCGAAACGAACACTCGTTTGAACTCGATCATCTCGAATGAGATTCAGCTAGTTAACGAGAAATTTAAGAAGCCTCGTTCGCTACGGATCACAACAACACTCATCATGGCCTCGAATAACCCGGTTAAGATCACCGACGCAAACTCTGGTATTCCTCGACGTTTGCTAGACGTGTCTCCTTCCGGTCGCAAAATACCAATCGGTGAATACCGCGAGGTCATGGACGGAGTATATCAGGAACTCGGCATTATCGCGCAGCACTGTATCAACGTATACCGCAATCTGGGATCTGATTACTATCGTAATTATCGGTCGAAAACGATGATCTCGGAAACGAACCCGGTATACAACTTCGTTATGGAGATGTTCGAAGATTGGGGCCCCGACGGTAAGATCACTCTCGCGAAAGCGTATTCCGACTATAAGGATTATGTCGCGGAGACAGGTATACAATACCTGATGCCTAGGTATCGGTTCAAGACGGAGCTCAGTCGATATTTTCGAGAGTTTCACGATCGAATCCAACTCGATGGGATTCGCTACAACAGTCTCTACATTGGTTTCCAACGCGATAAGTTCGCTAGCATTGAAAACGAGCCTATCGCCGAAAAAGTGACTGACTGGTTAGATCTGAAACCTGATGCCGCGCCGATATTTGACGAACACTTCGCTGGCTGCAAAGCCCAATACTCTTCGGAAAGAGGAACTCCGACCAAAGCTTGGAATAATGTCGCGACTACGCTCACGGACATTGTGCCAACTAAAGAACATTATGTTCTTCTTCCCGAAGAATATGTTTGCATAGATTTCGATCTGAAAGGAGCAGACGGTGAAAAGGACCTATCTGCTAATCTTCGCGCTGCTAGCGCTTGGCCTCCGACGTACGCGGAAACGTCGAAAAGCGGCGGCGGCATCCACCTCATCTACCGGTATCCTGTCGATAAGGATACCACTGCTGAATATTCTCCTGGAATTGAAATCAAGCGATTCCGAGGGAAAGCGTCTCTTCGGCGACGACTGTCCCTTCGCAACGGGCGAGCTATCGCAGATTATCCGGGGGAGCTCCCCGCAAAGGCCCCCAAGATGATCAACAAGAAGCACGTCGCCGATGAGAACCACCTCAGATCGCTTATCGCGAAGGCTCTCCGAAAAGAAGTGCATGCGAACACGGCGCCCAATGTCGACTTCATCAAGAGTATTCTCGACGAGGCGTATGAGTCTGGTATCACATACGATGTGACTGACTCTCGCAATGCCGTGATTGCGTTCGCCATGTCCTCAACAAACCAGTCTGAGCGATGCCTCAAGACGGTTCAGCAGATGCACTTCATGTCTGAAGACAAGATGGAGGTGGCTGAGGAGGGTAACGGACGTATCGCATTTTACGATGTCGAGGTGTTCCCGAATCTATTTGTCATCTGTTATAGGGTTGTTGACAGGCCCGGAGTTCGATTCCTGGTAAACCCCAGTGCTGATGTTGTGAGGTCGTTATTCGATCTTCGGTTGATTGGATTCAACAACCGGAAATACGACAATCACATCATGTATGCGGCTTCGCTTGGATATTCGAATGAGGAGCTCTTCGAGATCTCTCAGCGCATCATCAACAATGAGAAGAATGCAACGTTCCGTGAGGCGTATAGCCTCTCATACACGGATATTTACGATTTCTCGACGAAGAAGCAATCTCTCAAGAAATGGGAGATTGAGCTCGGGATTAAGCACCAGGAGAACACTCTCCCTTGGGATCAGCCAGTTCCCGAGAGTAAGTGGGATGACGTCGTCGAATACTGCAAGAACGATGTCGAGGCCACTGAGCTGGTGTTCAACCATCTCGCTAGCGACTGGGGCGCTCGCAAGATCCTTGCGGAACTCTCCGGTTTGAGCGTAAACGACACCACCAACCAGCACACCTGTGCTCTGGTGTTCGGTAAGGAGCGTCGACCTGACAAGTCGAAGTTCGTTTACACCGACCTCAGCGAGATGTTTCCGGGTTACACCTTTGATAAGTTCAAGGGTTCATCCTATCGTGGAGAAGATCCCGGGGAGGGCGGCTATGTGTATTCCGAACCGGGATATTACGAGAACGTCGCCCTTCTGGATGTCGCGTCGATGCACCCGACATCGATCGAGCAACTCAACCTGTTCGGTCCTTACACTGAGCGTTACAGCGAGCTCAAACAGGCTCGCGTTGCGATCAAGCATAAGGATATGGACGCGCTGAGCAAGCTGTTCGACGGGCGTCTTGTTGAGATCGCGAAGAGCTACGATCTTGACGAGCTTGGCAAGGCACTCAAGATCCCGATCAACTCGATGTACGGATTGACGAGTGCCAAGTTCGACAACCCTGCGTACGATCCTCGTAACGTGGATAACATCGTCGCAAAGCGCGGTGCGCTGTTCATGATTGACCTCAAGCACTATGTGCAGGAGGAACTCGGTTTGACCGTTGCGCATATCAAGACGGACTCCATCAAGATCCCGAACGCCACACCTGATGATATTCAGAAGGTGATGGACTTCGGGAAGCGATATGGGTATGACTTCGAGCATGAAGCTACATATTCGAAGATGGTACTCGTCAACAAGGCAGTGTATATCGCTCGTTACAAGTTCCCGCATGAGGGTAAATGGACTGCTACTGGTAAGCAGTTCCAGGAACCTTATGTATTCAAGAAGCTCTTTACAAAGGAGCCGATTGAATTCGAGGACTATGTTCAGACCAAACAGGTCAAGACAGCGATGTATCTGAAGTTCCCAGATGGGGCCTCGCACTTCGTGGGCAAGGTTGGTGCGTTCGTACCGATCAAGCCCGAACGAGGTGGTGCTGAGCTACTCAGGATGAACAACGAAGGCGAGATCAAAGACGCAGTCGTTGGGACAAAGGGCTATCGCTGGAAAGAAGCAGAGATGGTCCGATTCATGCATCAGGAACAGGACGTCGATACGTCTTACGCCGAGATGCTTGCCGATGAGGCAAAACAAGCGATCGAGCAATACATCGATCTCGAAACACTATGCCGCTGAGAAAGGAAAACATCATGGCATTCAACAACACCCCTTCTGATCTGGTTATCGAAGACGCGAAGCTCCTCTTCACGAACTTTGCTGGGTCTCCGACTCGTTTCAACGCCGACGGCGGGAAGCGAGAATTCTCGGTCGCCATTCCGCTGAACCTCGTCGAGGATCTCGAGCGAGACGGATGGAACGTCAAGTACCGGAAGAACCAGGACGGCGAGTTCGACCCTGAGCGTCCGTACCTCGGCGTCAAGGTTTCGTACAAGTTCCGTGCGCCGGCCATCTGGCTGGTTACCGGCGGTCGCAAGCAGCTCCTCACTGAGGAGACTGTCGGTACGCTGGACAACATCACGATCAAGACTGCGGACGTGGTTATCCACCCGTCGGTGTACGATATCCGTGGTCAGAAGGGCATCTCGGCCTACGTCAAGGAACTCTACGTTGTGATGGATGACGAGTCGGCTTCCTTCGCAGCGAAGTACGCTGATCTCGACTGATCATATTTTAAGACGGGGGTGGGCTGTTAAAAGGTCTGCCCCCGTCTTACACGAAAGGAGCAACACATGTACAAGTCCTACGCAGATATTTGGGCGTCTGTGCCTGGCTTCCCTCGTTACGAGGTTAATCGCTTGGGGTGTGTTCGGGTCGCAGACACTGGGCACGTACTCAAGCCAATAATCAGGCGCGGTAACACACAGTATGTCCGCTTATTTAACTCTACCAAGAGGCCTGTGGAGAAGACACTGGCTTCTGTGGTATGGGCTGCCTTCTTCAAGAGGTGGCCCGACCGAGGGACGTATGTCTGTCATGCAGACGGCGACCTCAACAACAACCGTCTCGATAACCTGTTCCTGGGTACTCGAGCTGATGTCCATAGAACACAGAGGCGGCGAGATGATATTATCTGGTCGCAATTCCTAGAGGAAGGCGGGTTAGCTAATGGCTAACTGGTTCGAAACAATTGTCCCAAATGACCGAACATGGACGCCTGATCTTATTAGGCCGGTCAAGGATCTTAAGAAGGGAGGTCCGCAAGACATCTCGGAATACCTTGCTTATGTCCTGTCTCACTCTGACGAACCCGACCTCGATACTGACCATTTCACAGCGGTTGTCAATATCAGAAACGGCTTCATCCCGAGCAACGGAGATTACTCCGGGTTCTCGATCCAGATCGAGGGCGTCGTCAAGGGTAAAGAGGTTGACGAGATCGTGATCGGCGACTCCAACCCGCTTGGGATTACGTACGTCTGGTCTATCCGAAAGATCACGTTCATTGTGAGTGGACGCAGCGCAATGGATAAGACCAAGGAGACTGTTATCGACGCTGGTAGCGACTACATCATGCGCGTCGAGACTACTGGTAATGGTCCTCTCGGTCCTGGAGATGGCGAAGGTCCGCGATACGGCGCCTGGTGGGCCAAGAACGCAGAGTTCAATCCGAAGATCACGCCGGCTGCCCTGGCGTCCATTAAGGCGGCACTCAATAAAGAACCTGGAACGGAGAACCTCTAATGACTACGATTCCCGAAGCAACCAAGACCTTGCTCAAGCAGTCTGGCACTAAGTTCAACCGCTTTCCCGAAAACGAGACCGCCATCAATGGTAGTCTTATACAGCTCGCTACTCGAGCTGTTGGGAATGGGATCCAGGACGACAAGCCATACACCATTCGAATCAACTTCCAGAATGGACGGATCGTTGGTAGCGAGGAGAATCCGAGGTTCTCGGTGGAGCTTCTCAACGGCGATGCCGATACGGCAACCATTGGTGTTCCGTCGAAGACGAATGTTGTTTATATCGAATTCAGGTCTCTGCAGGTAGAAACCAACCCGCCGATCACGAACGGTGATTCCTGGGTCGCCCGAGCGAAGATCGATAACGGCAATGTTGCGTCGGTCTTCGTCAACACCGATTTCTCTGAGGAGGATCGTGAGCTCATCAAGACTGTCCTCATGCGAGGATTCGGCGGTGCGGTCCGGATATGACAACATCTAACTAGAATCATATTTCTTCAAGAAAGGAAACCGGAATGTACATCGAAGAATTCGAAGAAGTAGCCGAAACGGAATACATGGAAGACGGAGCGGATCTGACTGTTGCCCCTCCGCCTGACTTCAAGCATGGTGTCTTCATGGGTAGGCGACCGATCATTGGAAAAGTCGATCTCGTCCCTGGAGAAGTGGACAACGTGAAGTACGTCAAGTGGCTTGAGGTATTCACGCACAAGGGTCGGTCCGTTCTCAACGGTACGACTCCTTACAGTTGGAATTACATCGCCAAGGTGTACTACGGGATCTTCTCGTTCCCAGTGCGCGTTGAGATGAATCCTGACATCCCTGAGGACGTTCGAGAGATCGTGCTGCCTCTCTTGAGGAAGGAGATTCTCGGTAGGTGATGGTCGCGAAGTTATATTCGCACCAGGAAGAGGCCCTGGGGCTCCTACAAAGTGGTAAAATCCTGGTCGGCGGTGTCGGCTCAGGCAAGTCACGAGTAGGAGCCTCTTGGGCCCTTTCTCAGGCAGATCCAAAGAAGATCGTCGTGATAACCACCGCGCGAAAACGTGACTCTCTCGAATGGGAGGGTGAGTTTGCTGCGCTTGGTGTAAACTGTGACGACTTGACTATAGAAAGCTGGAACAATGTCGCGCGCTTCGCTGATTACCATGACTATGTGTTCATATTTGATGAGCAGCGTGTTGTCGGATCTGGTGCTTGGGTTAAGAGTTTTCTCAAGATATCGAAGCACAACCTGTGGATCCTATTAAGCGCAACTCCGGGAGATACCTGGCTCGACTATGTCCCCCTGTTCATCGCGAATGGGTTCTACAAAAACAGGACCGAATTCTCAGAGCAGCATATCGTCTGGGATCGATTCGCGAAGTACCCGAAAGTCAAGCGATACGTCAACACGGGGCTTCTGGAGTCACGAAGACGGAAGATCCTCGTACCAATGCCGGCAGAGCGTCACACAAGGCGTAACCGCGCCTATATTTCCATGAAATACGATAAGGAGATGTACGAGTCTATAGTAAAGAAACGCGTAGACCCCTGGACTGGCGAGCCATACAAGAACGCTGGCGGCGTTTGTTACGGCCTTCGCAAGTGCGTCAACTCAGATAGATCTCGCGTGGATCATATTCGGTTGCTTGCGCGGAATCGTAAGAAGCTGATTGTGTTCTACAACTTTGACTACGAGCGGGACATCTTGCTGACATTGCGAGATGAATTCACGGTAGCCGAATGGAATGGCCATAATCACGAACCAATTCCCGCCACTGACTCATGGGTATATTTGGTACAGTATACTGCTGGCGCTGAGGGATGGAATTGTATCGAGACGGACACGGTCGTGTTCTACTCCCTAAACTATTCATGGAAGGTCTTGGAGCAGGCCGAAGGTCGGATTGACCGGATCAACACTCCATTCACTGACCTCCGATACTTCTACCTTTTCTCAGAGTCTGGAATAGACTCGGCAATCCGCAAAGCCGTCCTGGAGAAGGGCGTCTTCAACGAGCGCATGTTTGCTCACAATCTGAGAGAGAGATGTGTCTGTGACATCTAGAAACCGTTTCAATCTGTCCGACTTCTCAGTCGATATTTATGAACTGGAAAACTCGATTCGGGTTCGCGTTGATTGTTTCGCGGATGATGGTATTCACGCTCCTTTCAATGTGTATGGAGCAGCCCTCGTGTCCAAGACATTCGCCATCGACGAAGCTTCGTTGTTCAACGCGCTGTCCATGACAATCACGAAGTTGATCAACGACATAGTCAGCACGGATATTCAGAGTCCCGAGCCTTGTGAATGTCAGAGCCGCGAGTGGTTCGATAAACACCCATACGATCATCAGGAGTACTGGCGAACGAAGAATGGACGTGTTTATTCGAAGGATCACACGGTCCACTGTCCAAAGAACCCAGCAAATCGAAGGAGCAACAACAATGACTGATAACACCTATATTTTCGGAGCGGACGCCGATATCAAGTGGATGGTCCACATTACTGTCGCCGACGAGACCACCAAAGAGAAGAAGGAATACTACAATTTCTTCAAGACCCGGGCTGAGGCCGATATTTATGTGACGGGTCTTGTGAACACAATGATGGAGCGGAATATTGTCATCCGTGTGATCAAAGTGAAGTGCTTTGACGGTGACGATATTTTGGGAATCTGAAAGAAAGGAGCGATTCTCATGACATTCACTGTTCAGGTGAAATACGGTATGGGTGCTCACGGCGATGTCGAGACCACTCAGGGATTCAATGATATGGACGACGCATATTCATTCGCTGAGAAGATCCTTGAGGAGGTCGCCGAAGTCGTTCGCGACGGTGCGATTGCCGACAATGCGGTTATTCGTATCTGGAGGGACGACAAGTCTTTCAATCTGATCAACTCTTGTACAAAGGGATGCAGCTGAGATGTCGTACGTGCTTATTTTCAAGAGCTACCTGGGGGACGAGATGAATTCAGAAGAGTTGCATTATTTCAGCAACTTGGGAGATCTCTACAAGTACGCTGCGACACGACTCAAGTTTGCGGGAGCTGAAGGTTTGTATGACCGATACGACATTCAGGTTAAGCTCACGGAAGTCGACAAAATACCACTCGCTGCGTGACGAGACACGCTAGCAATCACTCAACATATTTGAAAGGAATCAACACCATGAACTCTGATCTGCAGAACGCCATCGTTGGACACCCTGAGAAGATGAAGTACAGGTTCACAATCGTCGGATATTTGTTCGGGCGAGAACTGTACAGGAAGTACTTCTTCTGCGAGTCGAAGAGCCGCGGAGTCATTTACGCCGAGTCCTACATCAAGGATCGGTTGACGAATGTTGCGTGCGATCGGTACCGGGTTGAGGTCTTTGATGGAAAGGAGACCTCGACTGTGCTCGGCGGGAGGGCTCCTAATAAGGCTTTGCCGTGGCGGGCTGACTGCGCCGAAGAGGTCGCTCGGATGCCTCGAGATCGGAATACTTTCATGATGGCCTGTAACCAGGCTGGGTGGAAGGAGCGGGCTAAGCAGCCGCGGGCTAAAGGTAGGCGTACGAAGGCTGGTTCGAGGGCTGGCCGGCACTGATTTTTGAGGGGTGGGGGATCTCTTAAGGAGGTCCCCTGCCTCTCAAAATGGACTTGGATTATCCTTTTTTGTCGTGTCGTTTATTGTAAGATTTTCGTTAGGTGGCGAAAAAAAAAATGCCACTTTGGGCAAAAAAGTGTTTTTCGGCATGTTTTTGTCGTTTGTGGCGAAAAGTGGCGAAAAATTTTTAGCCACATGGCAGTTTTTAAATCGTTTTTCGCCACCACTTTTCGTTGGAATTTCAACGTTTTATAGTATAAGTGGCTAAAAGTATTATTTTTTTATTAAATATAAAATATAAAATATATATATATTATATAGAAAATCAAAAAAAGGCGCCACTTAAATTCCATCCACTCTCTCCTTCAAGCGGCCGCTCGCTCTCTCGAGATAAGTCGCCCCCTCTCCCGAGAAGTTGTTGGTGGTCCTCTCGAGTACCGGCGTTGCTCACACTCAGATCCTAGTACTGATGTTTCACAACCACATATTTTTGATGTGGTGACACCACCACCTAAACACGTTCGACATAATGGAGAGAGAGAAGCAGACCCCCTATTTCCGGTCCTCCCAGGCCCATGGGGTGAACGCTTCCTGGCGACTCTCCATATACGTTTTGCAGCACTCTCGAAAGGAGCCAAATATGAGTGTGCGCGAGAACAAGTATCAGAGTGAGTTGATCAAGAAGATCTCAACTCTGTTCCCACAGTCCATGGTCTTGAAGAACGACCCGAATTATATTCAGGGCGTTCCAGACCTTCTGGTGCTCTGCGACGAGCGCTGGGCCATGCTTGAGGTCAAGGCTTCTGCTAAGGCCTCACACCGCCCCAACCAAGAGTACTATGTCGAGAAGCTTGAGCACATTGGATTTGCTCGGTTCGTGTATCCCGAGAATGAGGATGAAGTCCTCAGGGATCTCAACCAGTATTTCGGCCAGGCGTGATGTATGCTGTTTTATGACCATCACAATCTCGCCGGCAAGCACGCGTTTCTAGGGGCCAGCAAATCATCCTGGCTCCGATACAATGAAGCGAAGCTACAGGAAACCTATCGCAAAGCACAAGCGGCTGCGCTTGGAACTCGCTTGCACGAATTAGCTGCAGAACATATTCAGTTAGGCCTCCCATTCGGAGAGCCCGATGAACACGACCCGTTAATGTCAACAGTCGCGAAGTTCGTTAACGACGCAATCTCGTACAAGATGAGCCCTGAGACGGTACTATATTACAGCGAGTACGCCTTTGGGACTGCAGACGCTATATCCTTTGACGAGGACTCCGAATTCCTTCGCATTCACGATCTTAAGACCGGGGTTGGACCAACCAAATTCGAGCAACTCGAAATTTACGCGGCCCTGTTCTGTCTTGAGTATAGTGTGCAACCAACGGTACAGATGCAACTCCGCATCTACCAACACGGCGAACCACGAACCCATATCCCCGAGTCTGACGACATTCGGGATATTATGGATCGGATTGTTCATTTCAGCGATATTCTCATGGAGAGCAACAATGACTGAAGATACTCTATCCCACTACGGCATCCTTCGGAAGTCCGGACGGTATCCGTGGGGATCTGGCAAGGATCCATATCAGCGGTCGCGCGATTTCCAGGGTCTCGTCCGGGGTCTCGAAGCCAAAGGCATGACAGAATCCGAGATTGCCAAGGGCCTCGGTATGACCACTACCGAACTCCGGGCTACCAAGTCCATCGCAAAGAGGGAGCGCCAGGCGGTCGAGATCGCCATGGTGCGGAAGCTCGATGCTAAGGGCATGTCCCAAGCGGCTATTGCAGATCGCCTGGGCGTCTCTGCGAGCACTGTCCGCAACTACCTCAAGGACACTGCCGGCAAGACCGCCAGCAAGATCGAGGGCGTCGCGGATATTCTCAAGCGAGAGACAGACAAGCACGGCTATATTGATATTGGCTCGGGCACTGAGGTCACTCTCGGAACCACTGCGACCACAATGAAGCTCGCGTCCTCGACTCTTGAGGCCCAGGGATATCAGGTCCACGATATTAAGATCCGACAGCTCGGGACGGATAATTACACATCCACCCGAGTTCTCGGCAAGCCCGATATTCCGAAGTCTGAGATCGTCAAGAACCTCGACAAGATCCACGTGGTTGGCGTTCGCACAGACCCTGAAGGAAATAAGCTCTCGCTCAAGCCCCCGGCCCCTCTCGACTCCAAGCGAGTCATGGTGCGATATGCTGAGCAGGGCGGAACAAATATGGACGGCGTCATCGAGATTCGTCGAGGCCTCAAGGATTTGAACCTCGGCAAGTCTAACTACGCTCAGGTCCGTATTTCCGTCGATGGCACGCACTATCTCAAAGGCATGGCCGTTTACGCGGACGACCTTCCCGCGGGCAAGGATATTCGGTTCAACACGAATAAATCCAAGAAGGTCCCCATGATTGGTGATGGCGACACTGTCCTCAAGAAAATGAAGGACGACCCGGACAACCCGTTCGGCGCGACCATCCGCCGGCAGATGGAATATATCGACAAGGACGGCAAGAAGAAGCTGTCTCCTGTCAACCTCGTGAACGAGGAAGGTTCTTGGGGAGACTGGTCAAAGACCCTCTCGGCCCAGTTCCTCTCGAAGCAGGATATTTCATTTGCACGCCAGCAGCTGGATATTTCCACGAACGAGGCCAAGGAGAAGTTCCGGGATATTATGGCCCTGACGAACCCCGTGCTTCGCAAGAAGGCCCTTCAGGATTTTGCAGATGGCTGCGATTCTGATTCGGTCCGTCTTCGTGCAGCTGCTGTTCCGGGCCAGGCATATCAGGTTCTGCTCCCCGTGACCACTCTGAAGCCAACAGAGATATATGCTCCGAACTTCAAGAACGGTTCGAAGGTGGCCCTGGTCAGATATCCTCATGGTGGTACGTTCGAGATCCCCATCCTCACCGTAAATAACGGTCATAAGGACGCCAGGAAGACGATTGGAGAGCTTGCGGCGGATGCTGTAGGTATCCACCCCAAGGTCGCCCAACGGCTCTCAGGCGCCGATTTTGATGGCGATACGGCCATGGTTATTCCGGTAACGCCGAGGAGTCGTATTCGTTCGACATCCCCTCTCAAGGGACTCGAAGGGTTCGACCCCTCCGCTGCATATCCTGGATATCCGGGGATGAAGGTTCTCTCTGAGACCGGCAAGCAGAAGCAGATGGGCATGGTGTCAAATCTTATTACAGATATGACAGTCAAGGGCGCTACCGAAGCAGAGCTTGCCCGAGCAGTACGTCACTCGATGGTGGTTATCGACGCGGCCAAGCACAAGCTTGACTACCGCACTTCCGCTATCGACAACGGTATCGCCGAACTCAAGAAGAAGTATCAGCCCGAAGGTGGCGTGAGTACTCTTATTTCTCGAGCAGCATCCGAGGTGGATATTCCAAAGAGGAAGCCCCGGTCTGCTGCAAAGGGTGGGCCCATCGATCCAGTGACGGGCAGGAAGGTTTACGAGAACACGGGCGAATCATATTCTGTAACCAAGGAGTTCAAGACCAAGGCTCCGGTTATTGAGACCCGCCTGCGTACATCGAAGGCCACCCGCATGGAGTTGGTTGACGACGCCCGCAAGCTTTCTTCAGGCACCCCCATGGAGGAACTGTATGCCCGGTATGCTAACAACATGAAGGCTCTCGCAAATACCGCCCGTAGGGAGATCATAAATACCCCCACCCTGAAAAGAGACCCGGCTATTGCCAAGGAGTATGCTGATGAGGTAGCCTCCCTCAAAGACAAGGTGCGCACCGCCCTTACGAATGCCCCCCGAGAGCGCCAGGCGCAGCTTATCGCGGGGGGTGTTGTGAAGGCAAAGGTCGAGGAGAATCCTGGCCTGACCAAGGACGAGCGCACTCGACTTGAGAGCCAGGCCCTCAAGGCTGCACGCATCAGGACTGGTGCTTCCCGCAAGGAGGTACAGTTCGACATCACCGAACGCGAATGGAAAGCCATCATGAATGGTGGTGTCTCCAATGCAATGATGGAAGCGATCGCACGCTATGCCGATCCCGAAAGGTTGCATGAGTTGTCTATGCCAAAGGATAAACCAGTTCTGTCTGATGGTGTTGTCGCTCGTGCTAAAGCCATGGCTCGTAATGGAGCTACAACATCTGAGATTGCAGACATGCTTGGAATCTCAACGTCCTCTGTTCTTGAAGCTGTGAAAGGAGAATGACTGAATCATGGCTGCAATGTACTTGACAACAGTCGACAATCCTTACAGTCCAAAGACTGAGTTCAGTGAATGGCTTGCGTTCGACCTTCAGAAAGGTTACAATTCGTGCGGCCTCCTGGACCGTGTCAGCAAAACCAGTGATGAACTAAGTGATGCACTGATTGCTGATGACATTCAAGAGTCGATTCAATGGATTCTTGATCATGATACAACAGGAAAGAGAACTTTCGTGATCGAATGAAGTTCAATCGATGCGAGGGAATACCACGGTTCTCCCTCCATTGACCCCCGGGGGGCTGTCAATCCCAGATGGCCCCCCGCCTGAAT